AATCAGAAGGATTGAAAAGTTGCAGGATGCTGTCAAAAAGGCGAGGGAAGAAGCCAATAACAATCCTGTAACCGGCATGAAAAATTCTGGTACTGCTTTCATCGAATACATTTTTGATGATGCCAAAAAATAGTTCTTTAACAAGTATATATGAGCACAGGCTTAGTTTTAGCTTTAGACTAAACCGTGCTGTGCAGGTTCGAGTCCTGCCCCTGCGATTTATGGGACAGAGCCATGGCAGGTTGGAGTCGCTCTCTGACCTTTGGGGGAATGTAATCTGAGGCATTGGCATAATCAGGTGAAGCCCCACTGTCCCGCCTTTTACCGCAGGGTGGCGGAATGGGTAGACGCACAAGAGAAATCTTGGGGCACGTTAAGACGTAGGCTATCGCTCAATTCTAAACCCACGATGGTTGTTGGGTCGAACGCTGTGATAGATTACAAGCATGTTACTGGTTCGAATCCAAGTCCCCCCTGCCAAGAGGGCGGTATTGATAAGTGGCTAATCCATACTCCTCCTTAAATTATCAATATCGTCTTCTTGATAGGGGGGTAGCTCAATGGTAGAGCAATGCTTGCTTCAGCCTAAGCTCGCAGCTTAAACGGAGAATACCAACAACGCGATTAGTTCCATCGACGAGTAGCAGTTTATTCTGCAATACACTTGATATGTATGCTCATACCAACCGCCCCGTCGTCAGGCTACGGCGGCGGGGCTTTATTTTGAGGAAAAATGAAAAAAGGTGAAAAAACGGTTTTCTATCTAATGATGATTTGCTTTTTTGCTTTGCTTTTTTGCGCTATATTCTTCGAGAATATGGCGGCAGCAATATGCTTCTTTGCATTAATTTATAATATGAAACATTGTGATAAGGTTTGATATGAATAAAACAGAAGAGAAAAAATTTGATAATCTAATTGACATAGATAAAACAAGGTTAGATGATGAATGTGAAAATCAACCTTATCTTGTCTGGGAATATGGTAAAGGTTTGGCCAAAGCTATTCTCGATGCGGATGAAGCCAAAGCTGCCATTAAAGTTGCGGAGGCTGAAGTAGATATATCAGTAAGGGAAGCACCCGAAGACTATGATTTAGACCCAAACAAAAAACCATCGGAAGAAGCAGTCAAAAAAGCCATCATAAGAAGCAAAGAATATAAAGAAGCGATTAAAGTTTTTAACCGAGCTACATTCAAAGTAAATATGTTCGAAGCTGCTGTTCGCACATTAGACCATAGACGTTCTTCTTTATCCATGCTCGATGGTCAAGATACGAGAGGATATTACAGCAGACCGCATCAAAGCGAAAGAAAAGACACGGGCAAAAGTCCCCATAGAAAACCTTTAAGAAAAAGAAAATGATTAAGATTACATTGTTTATAATAGGTTGTGTATTTCTAATTCCTTTCATATCCTACCTTGTTGGTAAGTATGTAACAATCGGCTACTTGGAAGGAATGAAAAAGGGCAAATAAAGTTATCAATAAAAAGGAGCAATTTATGGCAACAAGAAGGAGTAAACAAAAACAAAAATCAAAACGAAGTGTTGCGAGTGCCACCGCTCGCAGGAGGGAACATGCCGCAGGAATGTCGGATTTGTTCAAGGTTCCCGAAGGAATGAAACCATTTGAAATTGAAGGTACGGGTGTTCTGCGAATCGATGTTGTCCCTTATACGGTGGGTAAGGGGAATCCAAATGCTGGCGAGGGAGAGTTTTATTGGGAGAGAACCTTTTATGTTCATCGTGGAGTTGGGATTAACGATGATTGGGTTGTTTGTCCCGCTCGGACGTTGAAAAAGAAATGCCCAATCTGTGAGTACAGGTCTAAATTGGCCAATGACCCTGAAGCTGATGAAGATGCAATAGATGCATTGAAACCAAGCAGGAGAATGATTCTAAATGTCATTGACATGAAGAAAGAACCGGATGTAGTTAAACTATGGCATATTTCTCACGCTTACTTTGGCGATGCCCTTGATAAAGCCCTACAAGCAGCTTATGAGGATGAAGATGACAACATGGATAATTTCTGTGACCCAGAAGGTGGTTACTACCTGAAATGCGTTGCAGAGAAGGGTTATCAGGGAAAAGGTTTTAGCGTTGAGAGAGTGGACTTCAAAGCTCGCAAGGAAGACCTTGATGACGAGATTTTGGAACAAGCTGCTTGTCTTGATGATGTCCTCAATATCAAAACATACGAGGAATTAAAAGACTTGCTCTATGCAGCTGATGATGACGATGATGACGATGATGACGATGATGATGGTGAACCCAAGAAGAAAAAAGACAAGACAAAGAAGTCCAAAAAGAAAAGTCGTGAACCTGAAGAACCCGAAGTTGAAGACGACGACAACTGGGATGATGACGACAACTGGGATGATGATGACGATGATGATGATGAACCCAAAGATGATGATGATGAACCCAAAAAGGAAACAAAGAAAAAGAAGAAGAAAACCAAGAAGAAAAAACAACGGAAAGAACCTGAACCCGACGATGATGACGATGATGACGATGATGATGATGACGATGATGACGATGATGACGATGATTAAGTAACACCCTCCAACACTCTGGGGCAAGGATGCCCTTATGGATTCAGCCCCAGAGTTTTTGACAAAGAATGAAAGCCGAAGATATAAAAAAGAAATTAAAACGCTCCAAAGAAAAGACTTTGACCGATAAAGACTTTTTGAGCACAGGCAGCACTATGCTCAACTTGGCTTGTACCGATTATCCCGACAAGGGCTTTGCTAAGGGACGGTACTATTTGTTAGTGGGTACGAGTAGCAGCGGCAAGACATTCCTCTCCCTCACATGTTTAGCTGAGGCTGCTCGTAACCCCAATTTCAACAGCTACCTCTTCATTTATAATGATGTAGAGCGAGGAGCTATGATGGATATTGAGAAATTCTTTGGCAAAAAAGTAGCACAGCGTTTGAAAGTAAAACATTCCTATACTATCGAGGATTTCTATTATCATTTAGATAGGATGCTTAAAAGGGAAATTCCCTTCATTTATATATTAGATTCAATGGATGCTCTTACCAGTGAATTTGAATTAGCCAAATTCCAAAAAAAGAGAAAAGCACATGAAGAGGAGAAAGAAACAGCAGGGAGTTACGGTGATGGCAAAGCCAAAGTAAATAGCCAAAATTTAAGACAGGCTATAAACCAGCTTGAAAAGACCGGCAGCATACTTATTATAATTAATCAGACACGGGATAAATTAGTTGGATTTGGTGGTGGCAAAACCCGTAGTGGCGGCCACGCCATGCAATTTTATGCTTGCCTTGAGATATGGAGTGATGTCAAAGGTCGTATTAAAAAAACATATAAGAAAAAGGAAAGAGAGCAAGGAAAGTTATGCACATTGAGGGTGAGAAAAAACAGAGTAAAGGGAAAGGATAGGACAATCCAAGTGCCCATTTACCATTCGTATGGAATAGACGATGTGGGTTCTTGTGTTGATTATATTATATCAGAAGGTCATTGGAAAAAGAAAAAAGGTTCTGTCAAAGCCCATGAATTTGACTTCGAAGGAAACCGTAATCAATTAATAGATTATATTACAAAAGAGGGCATGGAAAGAGACCTTGCTGAAATTGCAGCAGAAGTATGGAAAGATATTGAGGAAGCAGTAGCCATTAAAAGGAAGCCAAGATATGTCTAATAATAACGGAGAACCAACAATAAAAAGAAGCCATTATGGAATCAGAACATGGAGATTGGGGAAATAGAAATAAATGAAACATAAATATCTCATTCTTGACTGTAATTATTTAGCCCATCGTGCTAAACATGTCTTCGGTGATTTGTCTGACAAAGGTTCTGCTACTGGTGTTATTTATGGTTTTTTGTTAGACATTTTAAGGTTGCGGGAAGAATTTGGTACTAATCGTTTCATTTTCTGTTGGGATAGTCAAACCTCTAAAAGAAAAAAGATTTACCCCAATTACAAAGCAAAACGTGATTATACTACAAAAAAGCTCACCAAAAAAGAAATAGCTTTCGAGAAGGCTTTCCATCTCCAAGTGGAAAAACTGCGAATGATATATCTTCCTACCATTGGATTTGCCAACATCTTTTGGCAGGAAGGATATGAAAGTGATGATATAATAGCTATGGTCTGTAAAGCCATCGTCCCAAATTTAGAAGAGGGTATTATTGTTTCAGCAGACCATGACTTATATCAATTGCTTTGTCCAAACATTGCCTGTTATAATCCCCGAACTAAAGAACATATAACTGCAACGAAATTCACGAACATATTTGGGATTAAACCTAAGCAATGGGTTAAGGTAAAAGCCATCGCCGGTTGTACGAGTGATAATGTAAAAGGCATAGAACGGGTGGGGGAAAATATGGCTATAAAGTATATACAAGGGGAATTAGGAGAGAACTCTAAAGCCTATAAGAATATTAAGGCTGGATGGAAAAATATCGTGCTGAGAAATCGCACATTAGTTGAATTACCATTTAAGGGAACGAAACCGATAAGACTTCAAGAGGACAATATAATACAAACCGGATGGAATAAAGTAACTAAAGCTCTTAATATGAAAAGCATAAGATACAGGAACGTAGTGTGAGAAAAAAGCGCAAAAAATCAGGCAAAGGTTCAGTATACGAACGAGAAATTTGCAAGAAACTCAGCTTGTGGTGGACCGATGGGGTCAGGGACGATATATATTGGAGAACAGCCAGTTCAGGAGGAAGAGCAACGGCCAGAAAAAAGATGGGAAAGAGCACCGTTGGTCAATATGGCGATGTGCAAGCAACAGACCCCATCGGTAAACCTTTGACTGATTTATGTACAATAGAAATTAAGCGAGGTTATACAAGCGAGACTTTCGCCAATTTGATAGAGAGGCACCAGAATCCCAAGGTCAAAGAATGTTTATACGAAAGATTTATAAAACAAGCAACAGATGAAAAAATACAAGCCAGAACACCATATTGGTTGTTAATTGTCAAAAGAAATGCACGAGAGCCAATAGTATTAATGTCTTATAGATTTTACAGACAATTAGGATACGACTTCATACCGGAAGCAAGACTAACGTATCATATCAACGAGGAGGACTTCAACGAAGTGTTCGTTTGTCTATTGGAAGACTTCTTAGTGTATGTTCAACCAGAGGATATAAAAGAAATATGGAAAAAAATAACAGCAAGAAAAAAGAAAAAGAAGATTCGACAATAAAGTGTCCCAATTGCGACGAAGAAAATATGAAATATGACCCGTCCCAAGGATTGTGGCAATGCTTGAGTTGTGGTTATAGGATAGAAGAATGATAAAACCAGAAACCATAACCAAAAAACAAGCTAAGAGACTCGTTGAACTACTTGAACGGGAAGCCCGTTGTGAAGTGATGGCGAGACTCGGCAGATTCGATAATTTGGAATACGCTGACTACGCAATGAAACAAATAGAGTTTAAGAATAGAATACGTAAAATGTTATTCGGTACTTCCGAAATAATACAGTTGGCTGAAATGTGGGGCATGGCTAAACGTGGAAAACAAAAAAGAAAGAGAAATAGATGAATTAGTGCATCTCATTGGGTTCTTCGACCGTTGGGAGATGATGGAGAAAATCAGTGTTCAAGGTTACGATGTTCTTGGAAAAAGAGTATTAAGACCAAGGGCATCATCCCAATTTATAGCAATTCATCCCAGAATCAAAATAGCTGTAACAGATTTTGATTTGGAATTGTTAAAACATTTTCTTATCCCAAATAAATTACTCCGCTTTTCAATACATATAGCTACGGAAGATGACATAATAGTACATATGGCAAAAGAAAAATTTGATTCTCTATAACTAATGAAAGGGTGTTACAATGACAAAAAAGAAATGTGAAAAGTGTGGCAGGAAGATAGGAATAAAAGGATTTACAAATCATATGAAAGCCTGTGGAGGTAAAGAAAAAAAGGCTGCAAAGTGTCTTCATTGCGGTAAAATATTTAAGACGCAAAATAGCATCTACATGCACGGGAAAGTTCATGGTTTGGTTTCTGTCCAAAAGGGTAAGGATTGGAAGTATGTGGAAACAAAGAAAGCAAATGGAGAGGTCAAACAAAAAACAAAAATAATAACTCCTGAAGCACGATTTATAGATGTGCCCGTAGTTTTACGCATACCATTAACTCTGGGAGTAGCACAAATTGTAGCTCTTGAAAATTAGAAAGGGAAATTATGAGCAAAGTCAAAAGGAAAACATATCGAATACCTTGGGGGCAAATTGAAAACATCGATTGCGTTCACCTTGTTAGTCATGGCCTTCATGGTCATGTCATAGCAAAAATGACGGGGTTATCTGTTGGACAAGTTTACTATCGAGCAAAACAAATGGGATATAGACTACGTGATTACAGAGATGGTCGTGGGCCTATTGCAAGTGTATTGGTTAGGAGATACTCTGTGAAAAAGATGCACCATGAAGAGAGAGTCCAACTCTATGATAATGTAGAACCTTTCATCAAATCTAAATTAATTATTTTGTTAAGCTGACGATTGACCTCCCCGGCCGTTTCGCTGAACCAAAAGGGACTGGCATGCTGTCTCTGGAAATTG